TAGGGGTATATGGGCTATACACGCGTATACTCTATAGGGCTCTATAGGGTGTTGGGGGATCGGTACCTACATATCTATGGTGGATACGAGGGGGAAAAATGGCATGGGATTTGACGAAATTCGGGACACACTTAAGAAGCGGCGATCGAGGAAAAAGGGGCATGATTTTGAACGCTGGATTGCCGAGAAATTACGACCCATTTTTCCACGAGCAAGACGACACTTAGAATTTCACCGGCTCGACGCCAATGGTGTCGATTTACAGGAAACGGGAATTTATAAAATCCAGTGCAAGCGCTTCGCGAAGTATGCGCCGATCGCGTGCATCCAAGAAGTGAAGTGCGCCGAGGAGCTCGGCGACGTGCCCGTATTGATTACCGCGGGCGACGAGCTCCCGCCCTTGGTCGTAATTCCGCTTGACGAATTCATCCGCTTGGTGAAGGTTGACCTTGCTTCCGGTTGAGGAGAAAAGCTTTATGAGAGATGGGATTAAGATTTTTTCCCGCGGGACGTATTAGATTTTTACGCGCCGACGGTACTAAAGCGCTCCGTGCGGCGCCGGCGCCAAGCGCGTTTCTAGCATTCGGTAAGCGCGATGCTTTTCAACTATGCATGTCGGGTATCAAGGGATTCTATGTCGAACCGTAAATATATCATCATCGCGCCGGAGTACGATCCCAAGTCCGCGGGGGTCCGCGTACTCTACCGACTCGCGGCCGATTTAGCTCGCGCGGGTTTTAGCGCTCGTTGTCGTTTTGCGGTGAACGACATGCTTGACGACGAAAAGCGCAACGCGATTTTTATTTATCCCGACACGGTTTCGAGCAATCCGTACGGTGCGCGAAACGTAGTTCGGTACTTGCTTATGACGGCCGGATTTTTCGGTCACGATCGAGATTTCCCCCCGAGCGAGTACTTGTACTATTACGAAAAAGACTTCGTGCTCTTCGGCCGAGATCCCGACAATATCCTATCCGTGCCGCTGATCAACCCTAAGCGTTTCGAGTTTAAGTCGCCGTCACGGCGCCAGGGGTCCGCTTATTGCGCGATTAAGTTTCAAAATAAGAAAGGCCAAAAGGTTTTCGATATCCCCGATGATTGCGAGCGAATCACGTACGACACGGACTTAGTCGAGCTCTTCGGTCGAATCGAGACGCTCTACATGTTTGACCGCACGGCGATTGAATTAGAGGCGCAATTGGCCGGAATCCGAATCGTCCACCGATTTAACGAATTTCACACTCACCCTTTTAAAATTGGTGACGACTGGGACGTAACGGACCCGTGGAAGTCTTACGAGCGAGTCGAATCGGCGTACCGTAAGCAATTGAATGATTTTATCGCGCGAACCCAAGCGCGCTTTCGGGATTGACTTTTAAGACGCTTAGCGTTAGGTTTCGCGCATGAGAACTTTAACAAATCTCCCAGCGCGCGATCATGCCGGGTAAGCCATTCGCGCTAAAATGCTCCAGGGGACATCGATACACCGAAGCCAATACCTACACGTGGACGGGCGACGGGAAACAGCGCTGTAAGCGTTGTATGGCGTCTCATACGAAAGCGTATCTCGACCGAATCCGCGAAACGAAGCGGGTACTCGATGAGTCGCGGGTTTTACTTGACCGGGCGTGGACTTCGCGCTAGGGGTTGAATTCTTCTATCTCATCTCACGAAAGCAGGAATCCCCGGATCGGCACTGCATGGTCGCGCCGGGGATTTTCTTTTTCGCTTTCAATTTTACAGAGTATATTTTAACTTTTCTCGGGCGCGTCGCTTAGCGGCTAAAGCGCGTTTGGTGCACGCGACATCAAGCGAGACGGGGGTTCGAGTCCTTCCGCGCTCACCGATTCCGCTTGACAATCCAATAGGTCGACATGACGCTTAGGCTTACTTGGCCAAAAAGCGAAACCAATACACGAGGCGCGGCAACCGGTATACCTGGACGAAAATTCAATGCTTAAGTTGCCCGCGGCCGTTTCGAGCACGCGCGGTCGTTGACGAAACCGGACGAATGCGGTTAATTCATCGGATTTGCAAATGGTGCAAAATGGAGCTCGCTTGGAAAAGCAATTGGCCATGATAACTTAGATTCGAGGGTTCGGCTTATGCGCATGCGTAAAACGTTTTGGTTTTCAATTCTAGCGTTCTTGCTTTTTCAGAAAGTCGTGTTCGCTACGGGGACTACTTCCGTCACGCGAATCATGCTGGATCAAAACCCCTTCGGAGGGAGCGAGAAAGTCGAGAAAGTCGGGATCACGTGGACCGCGGACGCGAGTCACAATGCGCCGGCTACGCTTTATCTTCGACTGAACGGCTTTCTCAGAAAAGCGGTGCATATCTCTTCGGCCACGGCGCCGACGTCGGGTTACACGATTACGTTACTTGATCCGGACTCGACGACTCTTGACGCGGCGGAAGCGGCGTTTTCGTCGATCACGACGTCGTCCGATCAGCAATACTACCCATTGGTGAGTTCGTACCAAGCGCCGCTCTTCGCGAGTCCCGGTTTGACGACCGGACACGTCGGGTTGTACGGTTTTTCCGTGTCGGGCAACTCGGTGAATAGCGCGAGCGCGACCCTCTTTCTCTACATGTGTTGGCATCCGTGAGGAAACGACATGCCGGCCGGAGCGAGGAAGGGCGAATCTAGACGCAAGGGAATTCCGAATAAGCGTTCGCAAGACGTCGTCGACTTATTCGACCGCTTAAAGTTCGAACCGCTCGAAGAGGTCATCGCGCTCCTTCGCGCTGAAATCAAGAAAACGAAAATGAAACGGCCGCCGCCCTTCACGATGAAACCGGCGACGATCGCGAAAATGTATCTCGCGCTTGCGGAATTCCGCTATCCGAAACGCAAAGCGATCGAAGCGACCGTTGAGGCGGAAATTGAAAGCGACGTCACGTACGTCAGTGAGTGGGGGTCGCGAAGCGAACCGAGCGATGCGGACGACACGTGAGTGTCGCGCTTCGCAACGCGGGGATTGTCGATAGTCCGGTCAATGCGCCCGAACGTCGCAAGCTGACTAAGCGCTTAAAGCTATATCACCCGCATCCGGCGCAAATGGTCGTCCACCAATGCGGCGTCCGATACCGCGTGATCGCGTTTGGTCGCCAGGCGGGAAAGTCGACGTGGGGACTTAACGAGCTCCTTCGGCACGCGTGGGAACACCCGAATACGACTTACTGGTTTATCTCGCCGACGTTTGACCAGGCGAAGAAACAGTATCGCCGATTAGTCGGCATGCTCTCGCCGTGTTGGAGCGTGCTTAAGAAAAAGAATCAAACCGAGCTCCGCGTGAAGCTCATCACGAATTCCGTGATCGAATTTAAGTCGGGCGAAGTCTTACACAACCTTCGCGGCGAGACGCTTCACGGTTGCATTATCGACGAGCTCCGCGAGCAACCGCGGGAACTTTGGGCGCAAATCATCAACCCGATGCTTCGAACAACAAGCGGTTGGTGCGCGTTCATCTCAACGCCAAACGGCTTTGATCACTTTTACGATTTGGCCGAAAAGGCTAAGAACGACACGCGCGGTAAGTGGGCGTTTTTTGAGGCGCCGTCAACCGCGAATCCGCTTTTTACGCAAGAGGAATTCGAAGACGCGCGACACGAAATGAGCGAGGCGGAATTCGAGCAAGAGATTCTCGCCAAGTTCCGAAATATCTTTAGCGGTCGTACGTACTCAAGCGAAAGTACGCTAAATCGGCTTCTTTTCTCGCCGTTTTGCCAAGGTCGCGAGGAAATGGTGTCGCGCTTTTTACCCGTAACGATCGCGCTTGATTTCAACGTGAACCCCATGTCGTGGCATCTCGGACAATTCCGCGGCGAGAATTCGTATTGGTTTGATGAAATCCACGTCGCCGATACGAATACGGAAGAATGCTCGCGCGAGCTCGTCGAAAAGTTAGTCGCGTTAAAAGACGCGGGCTTACTTCTTTGCTCCCCCATGGTGCAGTTATGCGGCGACGCGACCGGGAACTCGCGAAACACGAAAGCCACGCAAAGCGATTACGATTTGATTAAGCGCGCGCTTGACGACGCCGGGATCACGTGGACCGATTCAACCCCCGCGGCGAATCCGCCTGTCAAACAACGGGTCAACACCATGAATTCGCGGCTATGCTCGGCCGCGGGCGTTCGGACGCTTTTTTATCATCCGGGGCGGTGCCCGTGGCTCGCGGTCGATTTCGAGCGCGTATCGTGGAAAGAGGGAGTGTCGAGTATTTTAGATCAAAGCGTTACGGCGCAAATCGGGAATAAGACTTTCACGGTTTCGCATGCATCCGACGGTGTCGGTTACGCGGTTTGCGTTTACGCTCCGATCGAGCTTCACGGTGGCGTCGGGAAAATGCTCGTGGTTAAATCCGCTTGACAAATCGGGCGTCTTGCCGTTTCCTGATTCGACCAAAGACCTAAACCGAGGAGAAAAATTCCATGCGAGTGAACTTTAACGAAACCCTTCGAAAGCTTGACGGGTCCGCGCTCAAAGGCGAGAAAGACGCGGATTTTAAGTTGAGCGACGCGGCTTTAATCGCGCTCAACGGGACTTATTCCGGCGAGGAGCCATTGTCAGGTATCGACAAGTTCAAACGCCACCAACTGGCGAGGCGCATCTATTCGTCAACCGCTCTTAAAGACGCATCGATGACTTGCGACGTAACCGCGGAAGAAATCGCGCTCGTTAAACATGTCATCGCGAAAGCTTACGGACCGATCGTACTTGGACCGGCGTACGAACTTCTCGAAGGAATCAGTGAGCCTAAACCCGACGTGTTCGAAGCGGCGCGCGCGAGCTCGAAGTAATGGCCGTCGGGTCCGTGGCGCTTACGTGTCCCGGTTGCCAGACGAAAGATCGACACGCGTTTAAGATCCCAACCCCGAACGGCACTACCCAATTACACTATTGGTGCGTCGTTTGCGGGAGTGAAATTAAAGCGGTGATTCAACGAGCGGATTCGCCAGGAAACGTTAAGGTCGATTTGGCCGTACGGCGTCCGAGTAAACTATTGCAAGCGATGCGCGAAGAGGAAGAAAATGACAAGATCACGACACCCGATCACGCCGAAAGTCCCGAAGCCGCCCAAGGCGGCCAAGGAACCAAAACCGAAGAAAATGCCGAAACCCCACCACCCGTTTCACGGACCGCATCGGTCTAAGAAAGCGAAGACATGATCACCGCTTGCGCGATTTGTTTTGTCGTCGGCTTAGTTTGCGGTATCGTTGTTTCGAATGCCTAAAAAAAAGAAATTAATCCCACTCACGAAGTCACCCGATTACGTGAAGTTTACCGACCAACGCGACAAAGCGCTCGAATCGGTGTTGTGGGTTCACTTAAAAGCGATCGACCAAATATTCGCGAAACTTCACCGTAAAGTCGTCTTGCTCCTCGGAAACCGGCTTACCGTCCAGATCTTCGCGCGCGACGGCGCCGGCATGATCCGCGACGAGTTCGAATTAGCCGCGTCCCAAGTATTCGCGCTCATGCTTCGGCTACGGTCTGAGTCCTATTTACTCGCGCACGTTTCGGAGATCGAAGCGATCGCCCGCGTCTTTGGTCACACTCTCCACTACGACATGCGAAAAGCGCACAAGACTTTCGCGGACAAAACTCCGATGCACGACGGCGCGCATCTCGCCGATCGTGTCCAGCTATGGCTCGATCGCTTACGGCGAAAATTGGAAGACGCGCTCTCCCTCTCGTTGGTGCAGGGATCAACCGACGAAGAGATTAAGGCGCGAGTTAATCGCGTCTTCGGTGGCGCCCGCGGCAAGCGACCCGGAGTCGCGCGCGCGCTAAATCGTTCGAAGTTTAAAGAAGCCGATCCACCCTACGAAGATCCGGGAAGTACGATTAAGTCGATTAGTGTCGGCTTCGCCAATGACGAAGATTGGGAAGGCATCATTGACGACTATTTCGATGAAAACCTACCCGCGAGTATTTTTAGGCGGGGTCCGACCGACAAAACGCTATTTTACGACGCTCTAAGCGGCGAAACCGAGGAGCGCTATGCTTACGAAGTTGAAAATGAAATTACTGATGATTTTGTCCGATCTATTCGCGCTGGGACGCAAGACGCCGCGACGGAAAACGGAATCACCGATTTTGAATGGGTCGCAATCTTAGACAAAGTAACCGACGATTGTTGTCGCACGCGAGACGGTTTAAGTTCGGAAGAGATTGAAAAAGCCATAGACGATGGCAAGCTAGATACGGACGACTGCGACGCGATCGTCCCGCCCGCGCATTTTAATTGCCGTTGTCGGTCAACCCCGATGACGGCCGACATGCCCGAGCGGCCGAACGTAGATTACGCGAGTTTCGGCGAATGGTTAGAGGGGAAAGGAAAATCGTGACTCATGGTGGCAGGTCGCGGTTGGTGGCTCACGGCGTCCGGCAATGTCGCAAAAATCGTACGGTTGAAGTCGATTGGCGGCGTTTGGTTTTTGCATGGCGCTTGGGTTGACGGAACGACCGGAGTTTACGTTTTGACGACGTGGTTCACGGACGGGGTTAATTATTTCGAGGCAGCGCTCGACTTGGTAAAGGAAATTGAATGCTAGTATTGACGAGGAAAGTCGGCGAAAGTTTTGTCATTGACGGGCGCATCAAGGTGACGATCATTGGCGGACGACCGGGACACGGCAAGGAAGTCCGGATCGGAATCGACGCACCCGCGGACGTCAAAGTACATCGCGAAGAAGTTCAGGAAAAGATCGATAGCGAAGGGAAAAACCATGAGCGACGAAACCAAAGACGATAAGACGCTTCGCTCGCATATTCTTACTCGGGGTTGCATCGATGCCAACACGTACGAAATCGACGACAGTTTCCGCGAGGGAGACAATTCGTTTCACGGAGTCCACACCGTTACCGAGGTTGTCCGATTCCTTGAGACGCATAAAGATTGCGGGTTTGACGGTCTCTTTCTCGCGTGCAATCCCGATACGGGTGAGACCGGCGCGGTTCGTCTCACGCGCGACCGATTTCTAGAAAAATGGGAAAAGAATAAACGCAAGACGAACCCGAAGCGCTATCTCGAAAGTTTCAACGGTGGCGGCTATAACCAGACCGGGGCGAATCTCATTGGTGACGACTATACGCCGCTCATGGGCGGTCCGTTTAATAAACAACTTTATTTGCATGACATGCTCCGAATGCTCGCGCTCACGTTTTACGCGAGTAACCACGACCCGATCGCGAAAGCGTTGATCGACATTACGGTCAATTTCACCTTGGGTCGCGGCTACCGAGTCGACAGTAAAAATAAAGCGGCGCTTGCCGTTTGGCGCGCATTCGAAAAGGTCAACAAGCTTCCGGAGCTCATGCGCCACATTGCCGTTGGACTTTGCCGAGACGGCGAAGTCATGCCGTGGTTTTTGCCGAGCGGCCAAATCGACATTCAATGGAAACTGGATCCCTCGCAAGTGCCGGCGCCCGGACTCATTCCGCGCGTGAAATTGATCGATCCGTCGACGTGTTGGGAAGTCATTACTTACCCGGAAGATATCGACCGCGTGATCGCTTACCAGTTAGTCTACCCAACGCAATACAATCTCTACACCGCCAAAGCGGGCGACCGCATGCTCCCGTCGCTTAAGTTTATTTTCCAACAAGTTCCGGCGAACCAGGTTATGCATTTCAAGGTCAATTGCTCGCCGAATGAAAAACGCGGACGATCCGATTTTTACTCGGCGCTTGGTTTCATGAAACGCCTACGCGATACGGTCGAGTATTCGATCGTCGGGCTAGCGAAATCGTCGGCATGGTCGATCGATACGGAAGTCGACGGGTCACCGACTGACTTACAGAATTATTATCAAGATCAAATCTCGCAAAAGTCGATCCCGCCGGCCGGAAGCGAATTTATTCACTCACCAAAGATTAGGCGCACGTACCTTTCGAACTCACACGCATCGGCGTCGGGCGGGAGCGTCTCGGCGTTCGAATGGTGCCTGAATATGATTTGCGCGCCGATCGGAATTCCCGTTTCGTACTTAGGTACGCATCTGTCGGGCGGGTCGACTAAGGCGTCGGCCATGATCGGCACCGAACCGGTGACGAAGAAATTCGAATCACGTCAATTAGTCTATGAGACCATTTTAAAAGCGTTTTGGGATTACGTCATGGGTTGGGCGGGGATTGTCGGCGCCGAACCTGAAATCACTTTTCCCGAACTGATCTCACAAGACCGCTCGGCGAAGATTAAAGATTTAATCACAGCGCAAGAAGTGGGCGCGATCGATCACGAATACATGTCGACCGCAATCGCCCAAGAAATCGGCTATAATTCTTATGACTATGGGGTCGCCCAAGCGAAAATCCAAGCCGAACAAAGCGACGCCGCCGTGAAGCGCGCGGACAACGTCTTGATCTCACCCTTGACCGCGCTACCTACCGCACCCGCGACGAGTACGGGCGGTGGATCGGCACCGACTAGCGCGCCTAACGACGCGACGACGCCGAAGCCGTCGGCCGTCACCAAAAGCGACAAAGTATCGCAGAAAGCGAATGACCGTGGCGGAGCTCAACGAAAACCTTAGTAAAAACGACCAACTTCGTCGCGCGGAATTGACGGCGAACTTTGAACGCGATTTCCCCAAGAATCCCGGCGCCTATGGGTTTTGCTCGTTCGAGGAGTTCCGAAAGAATAAAGACAAATGGCGCGCGAACCCCGAGCAAGCGCTTGAAAGTGTAGAGACGGCGCGTACAGTAGTAAAGAAGCAGATACGCAAGATGACCCACGAGCTCGAAGGTTATCCGTGCGCATCTCTCGAAGCGGTTCAGGCGCAAGCGCGGCAAATGGGATTTCTCGACAAAGACTTGGTGTACTTCCCCGTGCCGCATAATCACTTGGCCGGACAGTTTGATATCTTGGTTCGTTGGTTCCACAAGGACACGGTGAAAAAGCGTGAAGGTTGGTAAATGGCGAAACTCCCTCGGTTGGATCGGATTCCTAGCGCTCCGCGACGCAATTCTCGTAACAATCCTTACGCTATTTGTCGTGCTAGCGTGCATGGCGGCGGTTGCGCTCACGCGCGCTTACCGTTTCAGTCTGTCTATGAGCGCCAAATTAAAAAAGAAAAAGAAGCCGCAACCGGTAGCGGCGGAGTCGGAACCGCGCTTACGCGTGCGGGGGTGAAAACATGGCCGTCGCAACGAAAAAATACGACGTAATTTTAATCGAGGAAGGACTCGGAAACTTAGGCACGTGTTTTTACTACACGCGCGATGCGCTCGTATTTGCCGCTGAAAATAAGGTCTTCGAAGGAAAGAAATGCTACGCCGATCATCCGGACGCGATTGAAGCCAAGACTCGTCCCGAGCGCTCGACTCGCGACGTGATCGGATATTTTGAAGTCGTAAGGGTTGAAGACGGACCGGCCGGGCAAGCGCTCCTTGTCGGCGAATTAATCCTCCCGCAATCGGTGCAATTGGATTGGGCGAGGGTCATGGTCGAAACGTCAATTGACGTTTCGGGTAAGTTTGACGCCGAACTTTTAGGACTCTCGATTAACGCCACGGGAGTGTCGGAAAAAATAACGCTTGAAAAGTTTATGAGCGAGTCTACGATTCCAATAAGCGCACTTCCGAAACTACTTGAAGCGCAAAACGAGGGGATCGAAGAAATCGAAGTGTGCAACAAGTTAACCGAAGCCGTCTCATGCGACATGGTGACGGAAGCGGGTGCAAAAGGTCGATTCCGTAAAATTCTTGAAAGCGAGAAAAAAAGAATGGCAAAGCCAAAAGTTAAAGCGCCGACCGATCCGAAGTTGAAAAAAACCGTTGCGGTTGAAGCCGACGCCGACGGTGTACCGGGCGATAGCGGCGACGGGGCTTCGGCGGATAGTGACGGCGATCATGCGGACGAAGATCAAGACGTCGAACTGATTAAGTCGCTTCTCAAGCAATATGTCGGTTCCGAAGATCCCTCCGACGAAGAGTGCCAGGCGATGAAACAAGCGCTCGGTAACGCAAAAGAGATGGGCATGGAAGGCGAGGAAGCCGAAAAGGCGGCCGGCTACGCGATGAAAATGGCGAAGCACGTTGCCGCTAAGCAAGCCGAAGCGGCCGAAGCCGGCGCCGCCGATGACGCTAAACCCGCAAGCGGAAGCGGTCAACCTAGTGGCGGCGACTCCGATTCACCCGCGGGCGCTCCTGGTTCCGGTGGCGTCGGTGCGAAGTCCAAGAAAGAATCGGCCGAAATGTCCGCACTTCGCGCGCGACTCGAAAAGACCGAAAAGCGACTCCTCGAAGCGGACTTAGAAAAGTTCGTCGAAAAGACTATTCGCGAATCGAAACTCCCGCTTCACGCGCAACGAAAATTTCGCGAATGTCTCGGAAAGCCTGTAAGCGAGCGCTCCGTGACTTCGAAACTGACTCTATTTCAAGAGGCGTTCGGACTAGTCACTCCCGAGCACGGTTTTGTTAATCCCGAAAAGGGCGGCGCGGTCGATAGCGGCGCTTTGTCGCTTGCCGATTGCGTTGAAGAATAAGTTTTAGGTAGACGGTTAAATTTCAGGAAAGGGTATAGATCATGGCCATAACTTCGGCGGGTACTTCACGGGACGCGGTTCTTTACGATGACGGGAACCTGAAATCGTTTATCGAATACGCGACGCCGTTCCTAAGCGCGTCTTCCACGTTCAATCAGGGCGATAACGTTTGCCTCGATTCAAACTTTCACATCCTACGCGCCGTCACGGCCGACACCGACCAGGCGACCTATCTGGGGATTTCGCCGGTATCGGTAAGCGCCGGAAATCTCGTCGGTCCTTACCCAAGTGGTGTTGGAACTGTCGGGAGTCAGGCGATCCAAGCCGTTCAGGGACCGCTTTACGGTTGCGTTGCCGCGATGAAAATCAATTCAGGCGACGCGCTTTATCCCGGTTGCCCGCTCTAT